GCTATATACGGAATCCAGAAACAATCAATGTATAGAATTAGTATAAAATCTGGCTTTGATGCTATTAAGAAAGGATGAAGAAAGTGAAAGATGGTTTAGCTTTATTTTACATAAAAGATGATACCTTATATCCAGTAGCAATGACTAAAGAGCAAGTAGATGTGTTCGAAATGCTTCAAGGTTTAATTCCTGGGAAATTGAGAGTTTGTTCAGACAAACCACAAGGAAGTGCTATTAATTTAATAGATAAGTAATACATCGAAAACTAGATTTTATGCTAATATAAATAAATTTAGGAAGAAGGACATATTAAATGGAAAAGTATTTTATTGTAACGGAACAATCAAAGCTTCATAAAGACTATTTTACTCATAAGAACAATGAGGAAAAAATAAACATAATTTCTAAGGATTTTATGGATAAATATGAAATAGATACGCATTCATATTATTGTTCAAACTCAGCTTTTTACATAGTCCCAACTGAAAAAGACTTAGAAAAGTTTGGCAAAATACTATGTAAACCTGTAGATAACGGATTAATGGCATTTAAGAAAACTTCAAAAATAAATAAAGCATGGGTTGATTTATTAGAAGAAAAACAAATTGCTCCTACTCATAAACCATTTATTCAATTCTATTTTGATAGGGGTTATGGAAAAACAAGAAACAGGTTATTTAATATTGGTGATACGGTTTATTGTTCATTTGAAGGTGAACATGATTTTAGTAATCCAGAAGGATTTGAAGAAATTAAAGGTAGTGAATTCTTTAAGATTGTAGAAGAAGAAAATGAAAAAAGAAAAATAGAATCCCTATAGAACTGATCTTTGATGGTATTAGAAAGAGGAAGGAGTGAATTTGTGAATTATATTAATTGTGATAAGTGTAAATATAAAGATAAAAATATCGGTTGCAATGCTAAAAAATGCTATAGTCCAAGTAATATATTTTATGGAGCATATAATAAAATTCATTTACTGTTAAATGCTATGATAAAAAGAACTCCTTGTAATCACCCCACAAGTAAATGCAGTTTCAGGGCGATGAAAAAATACTGTTCATTGTGCAAAGGTGGTTGTGATAATCGTTAAAATTAACCTTTCGAAGGCTTATATAAATTCAAAACCGTAATAAAAGTCCCTGAAACAAACCCAAATGAATAGTGCCATTCAGCAGGAATAAAATAATTATTAATCGTGCTCATAATTGATATATATACTATTATAATTAACCACTTTATCATTTTATCTTCTCCTTTTGTTCCTATTATAGCTTATAGTATAAACAAATTTGAGAATAATTAACCAATAAACAGAGAATTTTAAAGGAGATGTTAATATGCCGTTTGTTGAAGTAGATATTGATCAAGTAATTAAGTTAGATAAGTTAGCAGAAGCATTTAGTGACTTAGGTATTGCAATAAAATATACAGATGGGACATTTAGAGAATTTGGATGCGTAATGTTAGATTTACAAAAGGTATGGGGAGAATTAGAAGATCAGGAGGATAAGTAATGGAATTTACATCAATCAAAAATAAGAAAGCTAATATTAATTGTTGCCCTCAATATTTACATAAGCCATTAGATATGAATAAGTCTGTAATTGAGGTAGGAAAACCATTAAGCATAAGATATGAAGTTGGTTCATGTTTTGGTCATGAGATGGTAATTGACATTGAATATCTTAATAAAACAGCTATGAGAGTAGAGACACAAAATAAGATATGGATTATATCTTAACAAACTTATGTTTGATAGGGAGGAGGAAATAAAATGGCATTAGTAAATCTTGAAGAATTATTAGGGTTAATGGGTGAAGATAAAGGATTCGAAATTAAGTGTTTGAATTGTGGTAGTACAAATTGCGAGATGCAAGAAGAGGGTGAGTATAATTATGAAGAAGAATGGCACTATTGGAGAACTAAATTAGTTTGTAATAATTGTGGTCAGCAATGAAAATACAGTTTGATGCTATAAGGAGGGAACTATGTTAAGAAGTGATTTAATATATTGGTTACAACAACAAAATTTCCATAATGGTGATGCAGAGGTTTGTATTCGTACAAGAGATAGTTTTGGAGATAAGACAGAGATAACATTTGAAGTAGAAGATATGTACATCGAGGTTAAAGATACGATAATTGATTTGGGTTAAAACATAATTTTTATGTGGTTAAAAGTTTCCCTTGCAATTTGTTAACTAATGATATATAATATTATTATAAGGGATTAGGAGGAAGGAGATGCTACATATGAAAAGGTACCCAATTAAATTTGTCACTGATTATGCACAGTATGAAGAATATTCAAGCGATTCTAACGAAGACGAAGATTCTAGAAATCATTTTAAAAAAGAATTACTAAATCATCAAGACGAATGGCAAGCATGTATAAACTGGTCGGGGAAAGAAATGACATTGCAAGAACTAGAAGAAAACATTGATAAGTTTGGAGAGGTATTATTCGACGGTAAACGTATAATGGTAGTCAATGATTACTTAGATTAAAAGATTACTTTGAAAGCGTTTTAGAAAGGAGGATTAGTTAATGGATATGTACAATGTTACTGAAGCTATTGCAGAGAGTTTCGCAGGGTTGCAAACAAAAGAGGAAATTGAATCAAGAGCAACACAAATGATTAAGTATATTATGCAACAAAAAGAAATGTCAAAAAAGTATTTAGAAGCTGGAATTTTGTAAAATTAGGCACTACATATGGTAGTTTTAACGCTAATTAAACACTACATATAGTGACCGAATGAAAAATTAGTTTTATAGGAATAAGAAAGAAGGATAAATAATATATGGATGAGTTTAGTATTGATAAGCATTGGAATGAGTTTGTAGAAGAAGGATTATATATACTCTGCACCACAAAAGAGTTAGCTGAGGAATTTCTTAGGTATTGTCACAAGCAACAAATGGTGTGGAGTACAGGAGAATGTTTATTAAATTATAGTTGTTGGGAAACTGAATATAAAGAGGGAATAACTTATAGGTGTGATATTGAAGATGGGAACTTAGTTTATACATCAGTTCCAAAAATAAATTCAGTAGAGTTTACAGGGTTTGGAGAAAAAGTAACCTTAACACCTACTGTATTACATATTTCACCTGTAATTACATATAGAGAAATCATAGAAGTAATTTATCATCGTAGTGAGACAATCGTCTTGATTAAGACTTTAGGAAAACATTATAAAGGCGTATCAAGATGTGATCCAACTGATACATATAGCAAAGAGTTCGGCTTTACAGTTGCATATGAAAGAGCGCGAGAAAATCAAGATAAGGGGAGATATTAATATGAGTTTAGGTTTAATATGGATTCTATCATACATTATTTCATCAATTATTGTTGGGGTTGTCATGGGTAGTTCTTTTATACTTTTTGATTATGGATCACATATTAGCATGACTAAGAGTCGTAAAAAATATGGGAGAGCAAGCTACAAAATTTTTATGGAAGAGTTTTGTAGACATGACTGGAAACAAGACGCCTTTTTTAAGAAAAGTTTATTTGACCGTGAAACTGACTCTCAAATACATGCTGATATTATTGAGTTTGATGGTATCGGAATGATTATGAAAAATCCTATTGAATATTTTAGGATGCGATTATTTGTGAGGAGCTATCTTAAAACACAAAATCATGTTAAAGAATATATTTGGGAATAAGAAAGGAGTATGCATAAATGAAATTAGTAAAAGGTGTTTTAGTTCAAGGTTTAGTAACATTCACAGTATCAATAGATACTCTGGTTGATGTAGAAGCATTTGATGACGAGGATAGATTAAAAGATTTATTTACAGATATGGCTATATATGAAATGGATAGTTCTGAGACTGAAGTAGAAATTATAAACACTGTTGATGTTATTCTGACAGAGGAAACATTTAATTCTCATAATAGTGGTACATTAGGCAGTGAAGAATGGACAGAGATTATTAAGGAAAAGCGTTTATATATTCAATAATTTACTTTGAATAAGAAGTTTCATGCTGAAAGGAGATTAAATAATGGAGTTTTTAAAAGGAGTCCCAAGTATAAAGATTATGAATAGCAAACATGATTGTTCCATTGAATCAATGCAAAGTTTTGATGAAGACGAAACTAGACTAATTTTAAAATGTGCTGAGAATATGCAATATTTTGAAAGAGGATTTGTTTGTGATATGGAATGTAGATTAAATATTGTTGATAACCAAGGAAGAACAACTGGGATTAGAGTTGATATTGTTAAGGGTTTAGTTCTATTGTATATTCATAAAAGTATGGATATGGATAGTGTGCCAACGTTTACATATGTGTTTTATAAATAAATAATAAATAGGAGGAATATATAATGATACGTGGAGATAGGGTATTAATTACAAAGGATCTCGTAAACCTACACAGTTTAGATGTGGTTTACCAAATGGAAAAGTATGCTGGATGCGAAGCAACAATTACATATATTACCGATATAGGTTTTACATTAGATATTGATGATAGTGAGTTTTATTGGAATGAGAAATTACTTACTCTAATCACAATTAAGGAAGGAGCAATTCAAATGAACAAAGTAAAAGAAGGTTATGTATTATTTGACAAAGATGAAGATAAATATTTAGATATTAATCAATATCAAGTTAATGATTTTAATGAAGTTGAGTTTTACAATACGATTGAAGAGGCTCAAGATGAATTTAGGCATATGGATGAGCCAGATAATTTCACTATACGCCAAATTAAGGTGAGTGTTGAAATTATCAAAGAGTTTAAGCGTATAGTTACTTTTGAACAAGTGTAAGTTTAAAAGTTCACTTTCATAGGGTAAATTAGAAAGGAGGGAATACATAATGAATGTTTTAGAACTCAAACAAATATTATCAGATATTCCAGATGAAGCAGTTATTTATACAGAGGCAGATCATGGACAACAACCAGAGCAATCATTTAGTGTTTATGTAAACATTGAAGAATTTGAGGATGGGGAATTACCTTTCAATGGAGAAGTTATGGATTGGAATGATATTGAGGATATTGATGTTAGTAAAATTAAGGCTGTATTGATTAGTTATTAGTTTACTACATATATATAATTATGTTTGCGTTTATAGTTGAGGTGTGATATACTTAGTATACGAGGTTGAGTTAAATATTTAAAGAAAGGAAGTTGCTTGTGAAGAATCGCGGTAACTGTTGGGTTCCCGTAAAGCGAATGTGCAGTCCACCTTCAATATTTTATCCTACACTAAATAATAAATAGTTTAATTGAAAGAAGGAATTAAATACATGTCTAATAATACATTTGAAACAATCGCCAAGTTAATGATCGGAAAAGAATCTGAAAAGTTTAAACCCTACAAGGATACTACATATGATAGTGGTTGGGTGGCACATGAATTAACTTTCAATGCAGTATCAGGAGATAATCGTCACATGCTTAAAATTAAAGGTGGATTTTTTAAGGATGGACATGGAAAAGTTTATACCTTCTCTAAGGGTAGCAAATCAAAAAGTGGGGAAAGGATTAAGGGTATTAGTCTCCAGATTCCTTGGAAAGATCGTTTTAAGTCAGATGTAGTTGAAAATGTTGCAGAGTTTAAAAAGATGGTGGTTGACTCAGAGGAATATGGTCGTAGATATAAATTAGAAAAAGCTGTTGAGAGAATTATAGCAGGTGAAGTTCTTACTGTAGAAGAGCTTACAGAACTAGGGACAGAAGATGCTGTAGCAGAACTTGAAATCAGTAATGGTAAACGAAATGAATTTATTGCTGAATCAGATTTTGCAGAGCATATGAATAAAATTATCCCTTCTGAGCAAGTACATGATAAATTGTTTAAAGTTATGGGAGAGATTCTTTACACCCAATATAAAGGAAAATATTATAAAAAGATGGTTCCGTCACGGATTTATCTTGCTGAAGAAGATGCTGTACCAACATCAACCGCACAAATTACCCTTTTCTTTAATAAATATAGCTTAGATGATAGTCTCTTAAAGAAAACTCAAAAATACTTTGTCAATGGATTCATTATGAATTATGACAATGATCAAAAGAAAGAGATTTCCGCACCAGTCACTTTAGTGATTGATACTTCTAAAGATTCAGAAGATACAAAGACTAAGAAATTCAATGATATGATGGTTAGTCAATTTACAGTAAAAGATAAATCATGGAAAGAGTTAGGACTAAAAGTGAGATTGATTGATGGTGCTCAAAAGATGGAAATTACACCAGATATGCTTAGTGATTTTCAGAAAGAGTTACTTGAAATGGAAGCTATCACATTAGACCAAATTCGTGCAGAAATTGGTGGAGATGTTTATGGTGACAAGATTGAAGAAATGGTAATTGTCAATGTCGCAAAGGGTTATTCAAAAGGTCGTAAAGATACTGTATTAACTGATTCTGATTTTGTTGTTGAGCAAGCTGAAACTGTTGAAGATGATGATATCTTTGACGTTGATGACACAGATATTCCTTATTAAGATACATATATAAGAGTAATAAATAATATTAAATAAAATAAAAGGGGTTTTGTATTTTGGCACGTAGAAAAGTTGGTAAAAGAGCAGAGGTTAAAGTTGATTTTGCTAGTTATTGTTATCTTATAAATGGAATTGCTGGAATTGGGAAAACTACTCTTTCATATGAAGTTGGGAAAACTTTATATGGGGAAGATGGGGTTATGATCCTAACAATTGGTCAAGAACCTGAGCCTAAACACTTAGGTGATGTATTGTGCGACAGAGCAAAAACATGGAGCGACTTAGCAGAAATGATTGATGATTTAGTTGATTATAGAACTGTGGATTACAAGAACTTAAAGTTAATTGCAATTGACACAGTAGATGAAGTATTCCGTCTTGCTGAAGCTGAAGTATTAGAAATGTTTAATGCTATGGTTGCAGTTGATAAACGAGTTAAGTCCATTAAACAGGCTTTTGGAGGGTATCAAGCAGGAGAAAACAAAGTAGTAGATATTGTTATTACAACATTATTCAAATTGCGTGACGCAGGATATGGGATTTTCTTCATTGGACATACGAAAACTAAAAACAAAAAAGATCCAATGACAGATATTGAATTTGAGCAATTAACTTCAAATCTGGAAGCAAAATACTATACAGCAATTAAAGATAAAGTCAATGTTGTAGGGTGTGCATACATCGAACGTGAAATGAATGATCTTGAAACAGTTAAAGATGCATTCTCTAAAAAGGAGAAACAGGTAGGTCATATTGCATCAGAAAAACGAGTCATTGTGTTTAGGGATGAAGAGTATGCTATTGATGTAAAATCTCATTTTGAATACATAGAACCGAAAATTGAATTTAGTGCTCCAGTATTTATTGATACTGTCCTTACAGCTATTAAGAAACAACATGATAAATTCCACGGAGAAACTACTGTTGAAGAAATTGAGGTAATCAAGGAAAAGCAAGTAGATGAATTGATTACTGAAGTTGAAGAAGAACAAGCACAAGAAGCAGTGGCAGAAACTATGGTTGAACCAGATGTTGACGTTGTAGATATTCCTAGGAGTAAAGAAATCATTAAAAAGATCACCTCAAAATATAAAGGTGCGTCTGATGAAGAAAAAGCAGAAGTGAAAGCTGTACTGAAAAAGAATGGTGTTTCAAAGTTTGACACAGGTTTGCCAACAAGAGTATTTGAACAGATTCTAGAATTATTTAAATAAATGAATATGGGAGGTTTCGGCCTCCCTATATTTTTCAGAGGTGATATAAATGTTAGTCCATTGTAAGTGTCATGTAGGTAAAAAGATTGATAGAGATACTGCATTCAAAGTTATTGTAAATAATAAAAATGAATATTACTGTACAGAAAAAGAATATCTTAAAATTATAGAAGGTAAGGAGAGCAGAAAATTTCTAATACTTAAAATCAATGATGTATTTGGATATGTGATAACTAATACTGCATTAAGCAAAGAACTAAGTGAAATATCAAAGGTTTACCCTTATACAAAAATAAGTTCATATGTTACTGATAATATGAATGAACTGCAAAAATTCATGAGTAAGTCATTTAATAATGAATATGGCAAGATTAGATATTTTTCTACAATACTTAAAAACAATTTAAAAGATTACATAGTTTCCACACCTATTGCAGTTAGGCAAACGGATGCTGAAGTAGTTCCAGTAAGATATAAGTCTAAAACTCGTAAAAAAAGTATGGATGAATACATGGACGAAGTGGAGTGATTGAGTGGCGAATTTAGAGGAATTTTTAACAGGTTGTGATAAGCTCCCAGAGGAACTTCTTGAGGGTAGGGCAACAATTGAAGGTAATGTCATAGCATGTATTTATCGTGATATTTTACTTATAGATGAGACTAGTTTAGAGGCTAAAGACTTTATTTCAACAGATGGAAGATTCTATTTTAGTCTAGCAAAACATATCAGAAGTAAAGGTTTTAATTCTTTGGATGAAGTGACTATTCTTTCTAACGTAACTGAATTAATTGAGGCAGGATTTCAGGAGCGTGGTGGATGGGGAGTAATACAAAATCTAATTGATATTATCAATGAGAAAAATTGGGATACATATTTAGATATGTTGTATCGTGAAAACATCATTATTAACCTTTTTAATGGTGGATTTAATATCTTTAAACCTATTGATGAAAATGGAAAACAAATTATCCCTTTAAAGTTATTCAGGAAGATGGATAGCGAGACTGTCCTTGAATGGTATGAAAATCTCTTGTCTAAAATGTCTACAGGCAGTAGCAGCAAGATTTTAGAAGAAGGAGACTTAGAAATAACTGACCAATTCATTGCAGAGTTGCAGGAAGGATTAGAAAGTGGAGTCCCGTTTGATTCTTGTGGTGAAGATGTCAAAGGAGAAGATGTTAAATGCTTCCCTTACATATCAAATCAGATAGGAGGATTTCTAGAAGGAACTCTTAATATGCTAGGTGGATTTTCAAGTTCAGGTAAAACTACTATGATATGTACTATTCTTATGAGTATGGCTTTTCATGGCAGAAAGATATTAATTATCACCAACGAGCAAAAGAGCACAGTTTTTAAGATTCAGTTTATCACATGGATATTGGCAAAAAGACTACTGTATTTTAAAATCACTAAAAGAAAAATGAAAAACAAAGATGAGCTAACAGCAGAAGATCAATTATACATAAAGAAAGCACAAAAAATATGGAATGAAGAGTTCAGATCACACTTTAAGTTCATTCAAATAGCAGATGCGGATATGGGTTTAGTTAAAAAGAAAATACGTCAATACGCATTATCACAAGGATTTGATAGTTTCTTGTATGACACATTTAAAAGTGAACTAAGTAATGATAAAAATGACCAAAACTGGCTAACATTAATTAAAGATTCCAGAGAATTAGACAAAGTAGCAAAGAAATATAATTTAGTTGGGATGGCTAATATCCAATTAGCACAAGCACTATTTGGGACATTGTTTTTAGATGCATCTACCTTATCTCAATCAAAACAGATTAAAGAAATTCTTGAAACATTATTATTATTGAGGCCAGTATTTGCTGACGAACTAGACAAGGAAAATAAAAAATACTATTGTAGGCCATTCAAGAGAGTAAAAATTGCAGGGAAATGGTGTGAAGAAGAATATCAAGTTGATGAAACAGCAGTATATAGGATGTTATTTTTTGAAAAGAACAGAAATGGTGAGTGTTCTAGTGACACAGGAATTGCAATGCTTATGAAATTTCATGGTAATACAGGTACATTCACAGAATCAGCTTACGCAAGGGTTAGACATGGCAGGATAGGAGTCTAAGAAAGAGAGGAGATATCAATATGTTGTCGGAATTGAAAACTAAACTCCTAGAAAATCCACAACATATTGAGAATATTCTTGAGGAATATGGATTTTGTAATGTAGATGTTAGGTCAACTGAGATACGATGTGGAATAGAGGAAGATACTAATAAAAACTCTATCAGAATTAAGCTAGTTAATAATGATAATTTGTATGTTACCGACTTTGGGCGTGATGTAAATTGCGATTTCTTTAAGTTTATTATCCAAAGTAAGAGAGTAAATTTCAGGGACGTAATAAATACAGTTAAAAAAGAACTAGGAATTGAACACTTATCCGTTTTCACCAAGAAGAAATCTATTTTTGGTGGTTTTTATGACAATATCAAAGTAAAAAAGGCATCAACAATAGAACTAAAAACATATAATGATAATATTATTGAACCATATCTTAATAAATTTAATAATAAATTCATTGCTGATGGAATATTAGTAGAGACTCAGAAGAAGTTCAAGATTGGGTTAGATGTTATATCCCAAAGGATTACATGCCCTTGGTGGAGCTTTGATTGTTCTCTAGTTGGTATTACTGGAAGATACATAGGTGATTATAAGGAAGATGAAAATTTAAAGTGGTTTCCAGTTATACCACATCCTAAATCACAAACATTATATGGATACATAGAAAACTATCAATATCTTCAAGGTTGTGAGGAACTATTTATTGGTGAATCAGAAAAATTCCCTATGCAGTTAGATAGCATGGAGATATATACAGGATTAGCGTTAGGTGGTAACTCAATCCATACACCTCAAATAATACATATAATAAATCTTAATCCAAAGAAGATTACATTTTGCTATGATGAAGGATTGGATGAAGAAATTATTCTAAAGCAGATTGAAAAAGTTAAATCAATGATTAAGTTCTTTGACATTAAAATAGGATACATAATAGATAGAAAAAATAAGGTACTTCCAAAGGGATCAAAGATGAGTCCGACAGACTTGGGCAAAAAAAAGTTTTTAGAGTTAAAAAATAATTTTGTAGAATGGGTGTGATTAGTTGAGCGAGGTTATTAAATATTCTTTTTCTCGTTTAGATAGTTTTCATAATTGTAAGAGGGGTTATTATTATACATATGGTTTAAAAGAACGTGGTGGGGAAAACATATATTCATTTTTGGGAACGGTATGCCATGAATTATGCCAAGGTATCATTGAAGGCAAGGAAACTAATGAGTCTACTTTAATTAAGTTTAAAGAAGCTCTAGATGACACTGAATTATTAGGGTTAGAATGGATTAGTGACAAGGTTAAAAATAATTATAGCGAATGTATTATTCACTTCTTAGAGAACTTTTCTCCCACTAAAGCAGACGATATTAAGATAGAGGAATATTTTGAGGTAGAGATAGAAGGGTCAATTGTTCGTGGATACATAGATTTATGTTACATACTTAATGGAGAGCTATATATTATTGACCTTAAAACAAGTAGTAAGTTTTCTAAGAAAGACATGTTAAAAAAAAGAAGGCAATTATCACTTTATGCATTTGCACTACAAAATAAATACCCATCCCTGAAAATTAAATTATACTTTGATATGTTGAAATATGCTATACAAGGTAAAAAGCTTGTAGAAAGGAATAATTTAAGTATCTTCCATGATTTTGAAGAAGGTATGGTGGAAATTGTTTATGATGATGAGTTGATTGCAGATTTAAAAGAATATGTTAAGGATACAGTGGATGAAATTAATATGCTAGATATCACGGACATTGATCAATGGGAGATGGGGTATAAGCCCAATTATGATTTCTTCTGCCGAAAATTATGTTCAAATCAGGCTAGATGCTTAGACTGTACAAATAATATATAATGTAGTATAATATATATATATTATAAAGAAAGGAGTAGTTTAGATGAGTAATTATGTTACATATCATTTACAT